TTTTATCTAAAAATTCCCACCCAGATAGTTTTGGTCTAAGATGAAATCCTAATTCCTGATATATTATATTCTTAGCTTCATATATCTCTGGTATTTGTAGCTCTAACTCTTTTTGGTGTTTGTGTTTATAATATGTTGGGAGGTGTTTAGCATACAGTGTGAACATAATATTGTTGACGTATTTTTGGTGAACACCTCCAGAAAAAATGCCAGAACATAAACCATCTTTATTTTCAAAAACAAGATGACCATCGCCACTAACAGGAACTCTATCACTAAGGGTAGCATATTTTTCATAACACATGTATTGAATGAGGGTGCCTAGTCCTAATGAATTTCTAAAAAAATTCCATTCCAACAGTTTATCTTGCAAACCTCTTTTTGTTAATTCTACATCAATCACTTTTGGTTTGATTTGATACTTTTTAAAAAATGCCGACGCATATAACCATTCAAGTTCGTTCCAACTGTCTTCAAAAATAGTTTTAAAAAACACATACTCTACGTCTAAATTTGTTCTGGAAAATCCTAAAGCAGCAGCTTGAGAATCTATTCCACCAGAAACCATCATTGCAACATTGTCTCCAACACTATTGGCCTGTGCCTCTAAAGCACAAAGTAAATTTTTATGTGGTTCTGATAATTCTTTCTTTAATACTAAAACATCTTTATTATCATACTCAATCCAACCCTCACTGAAAGTAGTGACTCTTTTTTCATGATTGTTGACTCCAAAGCGAGGAAGTCTTTCATATGTGTCATTCACATTCTAAATCCTCAAATTCATACAATACAAAACGTCGAGTTTCACCCTCACCTTTTTGTTTTTTTATTTTTAGGGAGACTAATTCTTCAGCTTCCTTTCCTTCAAATCCCATTGCTTTTACAATAATATTTGGCCCACGTTCATATCTTGCAAATTCACTGTGATCATTGGATAAGTCTACCACTGATAAAGAACGATAGTCATTATCCATATCTAAAAATTCATAATTAGAAAGCTTTGGTCTAAGCTGTATTCCAAGTTCATGATATATCAAAATTTTACTTTCCATATTATTTAATATTTTAAGTTCTGGGGTTGTTCTATGTTTAAATTCAAAATACTGAAAAAGATATGGTGCGTAATAAGGCATTAAAATAATAGGTGCGCCCCATTTATTATATTCGTGACCTGTGTGTGCAGCTACATGATGTTGCGTTCCAAAAACAAGACCTGGCTTCTTAAATATTCCTCTATGAATATTACCTTCATTTTCATATCTGAAATGACCATCAGTGCCTACAGGGTATCCATCGTATTTTTTCATATACTTGTTCATTCCGGCACTTGTAAACACAGAACCAGAACCTTTACCATCTTCAAAATATTCAGATTCCATCATAAAATCTATTAGACTATCTTGCGTGTAATCCATATCAATTACTTTTAAATCAATGTCATGTTTTTTTGCAAATGCTTTTGTAAACTCCCACTCAACTTCACATATATGTCCGTTAAATGAATTTCTTATATGAACAAAGTCTGCACCAACATCTGCCCATTTAAATCCTAATGCAGCCGCATGAGAATCGACACCACCAGAAACAAATATTGCTGGTTTAAAATTTTCAGCAATAGCTTTGCATTGTCTAATTAGTGCATCTTGGTAAGTTGTTGGGTTATAATCTTTATAGGGATAATCTTTTATCAGCATCTCTGTAGTTGATAAATCATACATCAACCAATCATTATAAAACACTTATCACTTCTCCTTTAACATCTTCTGCAATTCAGCAGTACTCCCAATAAAGAGTGCATTTGTCACGCTCTTCGGTGCGTTGTTAGGCACCTCTTTTAGTCTTCTCATTTTCTCTTGTAAGTCACCAAGTTTTTCAGTAACCTCTGCAACCTGTTTAATAAGGTTTCCGGCAACTTCATATGCTCGTGGATGGTCCGATTCTTTGGCGAGTTCCAGTATTCCTTCCACTGCATCCGTTCCTCTTTCGACCAAATTGTAAAAGTTTTGTCGCTGGTATTCATAATCTCTCTCCACATGATCAGCATTAGCGTCACCCCAATCTTCTTGGGATAACGGCATCACTTCTTGTTTTTTATTGTCAGTTGAAATTTCTTCTACTATACCTAATGCTTTATCAATTGTATTACTCATCTTCGCCTGTCACTGGGTTATAGGTTTTTGAATCTGTAAAGAAAGATGTTGTTTCATTAAATCCAAAATCATCATCTGCACTAGAATTAACTGGGTCTGGTGTGACGGTATATCGCTGCTGTCTTGTCGGTGATTTATCAGGAAGGTCAAGAAATTGATCAACTTGAACAGTTTTAATGACACCACTAGATGTAACAGGACCATATAAATAAAATTTAGCAGTAAAATCTAATGTGTAAATAATGGCCCTTCTAGATTCAAACTCACCCTGATAATTATCTTCATAGCTAATCCCATTTAAAACAATAGGAATATCTCTTTTAATTGACATGTCAGGAATATCATTTATTGTTATTGTATAATCAGGTTGAAAAAAAGGTAAGATTTGTTCTACAATTTGTAATGCATCATCTGATTGTTTTGCTAAAATGTATAATTGTACAGATAGATTATACGGTACTGGCATAAACTGTGTGTCAATTGATTTTGTTGTGTTTCCCGTGTTTTTTTTCTTAAACTTTTGAACTCTATTTAGTTTTCTAGCAGGATCATAAGAAAGATTTTGTATCTCAAACCCAATACGGGGTAGAGTTAAAGCCACTTTACTTGAGAGGTCTGCATCTGCTCTTAGACGAGTTAAAAACTTTTCTCTCGGGCCATATGCAAGAGGAACTTTCATAGATTGAGCAATATTACCAGAACTATCTTTGCGAACTAGTTGTATATTATTAAATGTTGTACCAAATCCTACGATTACTTTGCGTATAGTTTCGTGATAAAACTGCTGCCCTAACATTGTAAATTATCCTCCTACATCACCAAACGGATTTTTCTCACTGAAGTCTAAAACTGAGTTTTCGGCAGTTGCTGAAATTGACCCATCTTCTGTTTCAAATAACTCATTTTGTGCTTGATTATCTATATTATTTTCTGTCGTACCGTCACCTAATATATATGTTTCTTGTAATAGGAACTCTCCTGTCTCCGAAAGAATAACACCAGCAGATGTTGTCATATCACTTGTTTCTAGTGCAACTATTTCATCACCACCTGTATCTTCAACATTTTCATGCACAACTCTACCATTTTCATCCTCTAAGAATAGAGTATCAATTGAAGCAGAATCTTGTTCCATAGTAAATTGGAATGCAAGAGTATCAATTGATAAACCATCTTCAATCGCATCAATCGCAGAAATGTCTGTATCCAATACTTCAGAGCTATATTCAAATAACCGACAACGCATCTTATAAACTGGATTATTATCTAATTGGAAATATGGCTCATCATGGTCAACAAAATTAATTTGAAATATTTTTGAAAGGATTGGATGAAAAATTAAATCTCCCTCTAATGGCCTATCAGAATCAGTTGATGTTGCTTCTGAAATAATATATCCACTCTCAAACGATGCTGAAGCTTCAACTGTTGCACTATCTAGAGTTCCATCTTCCAATAAGATAGAACCACTAAGCGTATCAGTTCCAGATTCTATGGTAACCTGTTTAGTCAACTCTTGAAATCTAGTTTTAGCAACAACGAATGTTGCTTCACTTAAATTCTGCAAACCAAATTGACTCATCATTTCTTTTTCACCACCAAAGCCACCTTCACTATTCTCCATATACATTTCAATTTTTGCTTGAGTGGTGAACTTAGCTAAACTGTCTGTACCAAGAATTTTATCTTCATTAACAAGAGTTCTATCGAGATAATGAACATCGTGCCCATGAATCTGTATTGCTTCAATAACCAAATCTCTATAAAGATTCTGTTCTGCGGCAATCGCTGAAACATTGCTTGTGTGAAACGCTGAATTAACTGCCATGAGTTATCCTATCTGATACATGGGCGGTAATTCAAAAGCTAGTTGTATTTGTTCTTCTAATCTTAAAATTTCCTCTTGAGCTTGACTGTATAAAGTTTCTCCATTCATTGTTACACCACCTAACATAGTAACGCCATTAAATTTACTAAGGTTTGCTCCCCACTGTCTTTTCAACAGTGCTGTTGCATATCTTTTTAAATAAATATCGTCAAATATATCTGTATATGTAGTGGGATCAAGTTTTCTAAAACATTCTATTAGGATAAAATCTTCATCAGCTGTTACATCGTGTGCCCAATCCATATCAATATATAAACGATTTTGATGTTGATTAAATCTTATAGGTGTTTCTCCAACTAAAATATGCTCCAGAAAATCTAAGTGTTTCATTGTCATATCATAATGGAGTATTGACTGCGAAGAAAAATCGTATAAATCGTTTAGTCGTAATTGATAACGAACATCAAACATATTTGATGTCGAACCTTCATTGAAAGGAAAAACTTGAATAACAGAGACTACTGAGTCTGGAACAGGAATCCAATTATTACCTTCTAACCAATCAGCAGTTACAGTGCTATCAATTTTATCTGTAGCAGTTGCAGTGTCATTTGCTCTTGCTCTTGTAACTTCAGCAGTTGTAATCAAATGCTTTAAATACATTCTCTCAACACCATCATAGTGATACTGTGCAAAATATTGCAAAGCTTCATCTATCCGATCATCTGCTTGATCATCAGACACATTAATATCAATAACACCAAATCCAAGATTTCTTAGACAGTATGATTTAAATGTAGCTTTTGTCGTTGGTATAGCCATTACTTGTCTACCAATTGTTGCAAGAGATTTTTGATTTCATGTATCTCTGATTTTAAAGTATTTATCTCTCTGGTTGCGTTCCTAATTGTGTCTCTTTGGTCTTCTTCTTCCCGTTGTTTTGATTTAGCATTCTCTGCACGTTTCACTGCTTTTTCATATGCGCTTCTATTTCGATTTATAACAACGCCAGGAACATTAGCATCTTTAGCTAAATCTGGTTCACCTTCAACACGTTCATAATTATCACTCATTATAATGCCAATGCTAATGCTCTAAAGTCAGTAAGTCTTGGTATAGCAGCCTGATTAGTACTTTGCATAATAATTTTAATTGAGAATGAAATAAACTCTGGTAAAGGATCGCCAATACCATCATCAGTCACACCAGCACTATATACATATTCTTGAAAATCCTTAACTCCCAAAGAAGAATTGACAGGCACATCTGTTGTTCCAGTAGTATTAAAGAATTGATAAGGCAAATCATCAAAATCTATAGAATCTTCACTTGATAGAATTTTAAACATTACTTTAATAGTAGCATCAGATGGCCTATTTGCAGCAAGCAATACTTTTAATGCAGTTGCAGGGTTTTCTAATATAACTTTTTTAGTTAAATAGATTGCAGCATTATTATCCCCTTCGGCCTCTGTTGAAGGAATAAAAGTAAGATTTGATGCAAGATCAGAAGCACTATCAATTTTATTAATTCTATTCATTACAGAAATCCAAGACGATCTTTGTAAGTCGATTGCTGGACTTAAATTTGTTCTTATTGATTGCATATTAATTCTTGTTAGGTATGATTTAAGTCCACCCATTTCATTTGTTTCATTAATTTCTGAAGCAATCATTCGAGTAGTATCAAATTCATAATTGTCATTAATAGGAATTTTTCTTTCATTTGTTTCTGATGTTCTACTGAATGATGTTTCAGAACCAGAAATACTTGTTGCAGATGTTGTTCTCAAAAAAGAAGTTATCTTTGTTGCTTCTAACTCCAGCACGCTCATTTGAAGAACACCAGTATTTACAATATGATTTTCTGAAGCAGTAACAGCTACACCACCATTCTCAGAAGATGCTCCAGCACCTCCATCAAATGCTGGGCTACTAGTAAGAGTTATACTATATGAATCAATATCAATATTAGCAATTGAAGTGTGAGTATTAATTATTTCTATAAACGGCACTTTATGCAATTGATATAATTCTACAGTCGAACCAGCAGCATGTGCCGTCGCAGTTGTATTATCTTGCGCTCTAGTTATAGAAGAAACTGCCGTAGATGTAATATCTGTGAAAAACATAATTTCATCATTAATCTTAATATACCAACGAGAAGTGGAATCTACTGTTCCTGCAAATTTTCCGGCACTATTACCAAAATTTGTACCACTAACTAATGTTAAGGTAGTAGCAATATCAGTCATTCCAGAACTTAGAGTTGTAGATAGTCCAGACTTAACTCCACCAATAATAACATTATTTGAAGTGTTGTACATAGCATGGTCTTTATGTCTTACTTTTAAAGCAGTATCCCCATGAGTAAATGTTAGGGGATTAGTCAACAAAGTTCTATTTGGTAAAGTAGCATTAACAAGTGATAAATTTCCTCTACCTTCATCATCAGCAAGAGATTTTGTAACGGAAGTTCTTCCAGCTTCAAATAAAGCTGCATTAATTGTTATTTTTAAATCTTCCATTGGAGATATTGCCCACGCAGAATCATTACTAGATTTAAATAATGTTCCAAGCATTGGTTGCTTATCTAATATTTTACCACCCAATAAATTGTCTTCTCCCATTCTTGACATAAATATCTTATACTCAGGAGAATGTGATCCCACTACAATGGCGTAGTCAGTTTCTTCTAAAACGTATACAGGCGATTCAAATGTAAATTTTGTTGGGGCACTGCCAAGTTCTGATGTAGAAATATCAACTGGATTCAGCACTGATCTAGCAAAGACCAGTCTTTTAGGTGTTGGGTATCCATTTAATGTTTCTCTGATTTCAACAAATACAGGTAATTCCTCATCTTTTCCAAAAAAGAATAATTCAACGGAAGTAATAAACGCACCACCCCTAAAATTACCAACGCCTTGTTGAGATTTCATTTCCTCCATAGGAATTTGAAATGTTTGAGCCAATGGTTGAATATGTTTTAATTTAGCTGGTGAAGCCATTATCTTATTCCTTTATAATTATTTTTATTCATTTATGCAGCCACCAGCAACAGTTCTTTAGCTGCTTTTAATTCCCTAAGTTGCCGATCCTTACGGTATCTACCATGAACCGTATACAAATTTTCATCACAATAAACATTATAATTATCAGATTTTGTAACAATGCTTACTGTTGGAGTAATCTCAGAAACATATTCTATTGTATTAATTATAACTCCATTTATATTATCTCCAATAGATATATCTTTTGTTTTCTTCCACATGTTATTAACAAATAATGGGTGATCGTTAGTAATTTTTAATTCATTATTAATAATATAATACCCTTCTCTCATATGATTAGTAATAAGTTCCTCAATAATAGTTGTCCCGTAGTTAGTTATAATTTCATTACCAATTTTCAATTTATTAACATTTATCAAAACATTATTTTTGAGCATAACTTTCATATCGTTAAGTAGACAATCATCGCCATCGTACTCTTCCACGAACGGCCGAGGTGCGACTCGATAAATGTATATAGCTGGTGGTGGTGGCGGTGGTGGTGGTGGTCTTAATGCCAAAGATACATTCTGATATTGATCAAACATTCCAACAGCATAGTATATAGCAAATCCTTCTGACAAAGAGTCTGCTGAGTCTAGTCCATCATAAGTTTTCCTTGAAGGAATATCAATATTTATCATTGAACCTCTAGTTGATTCACTACTAAGTCTAAATTCAATTTCTCCTGTGGGAAATAGTGGATTGCCAGGAAAATTTGGGTCTGGTATAGTAAATACGCCACTAATTCTTCCGGCACTATCAGTGAATAATGATTTTGGTGAAACAAATCGTGATACTGGTACATTATTAAAATATGCAAACAATTTTATTCTTGGTTTAAATCCAGTTCCAGTAAATGAAACAGCTTGTGACCGACAGAATGGACGAACACCTTGAGTTTTTATTCGATAACCATTTCCTTGTCTTTCAATATTTGCAATTGCCTTAGTTGCAACTTCAACTCTTTTTCTTTTTGATTCTATTGATCTTACAAACCTATTATTTTCAAACGCATCACCGGGATCAATTTGTTCAACAACACCTAACCACTGTGATTGCCAAGAATTCCACATAGCACCCAAAACATGATCTGGGGTTGCAGCTGCAAAATCAAAATCGTGAGCAACACTTACAGTAATTGTTGGTCTAATTTCAGTTTCAAACCAATCATCACCATAAGGAGAAAGTTCAACAACACCAACCCATGTAGAATTAACAAATGGTGAAAGTGATTCAACCCTTGTCGCAACATCTTGTTTCAAAAGAAGTTGTTCCGTATAAGGTAAAGTTATCAAATCACCTGTCTTTCGATATCCAGCAGCAGTTCTTTCAGTGTCTGTTGATACTGCTTCTATCAATTCTATATGTTGCATTCTATGTTTTGGTCTTAGTTCATTATTTTCTGCATCAATAGCAACTTTATAATCAGGACTTCCAATATCACCAGTTCTATGACCAGCAAAATTATCAACCACAAATCCAGATTTAAATCTGTTTAATCCATTTGCATCTGTAACTTCAAGGTCTTGTGCTGATCGTTCCAACAAATTTAATGAAGCATAATACTCGACATTTTGAACTCTTTTCTCAATTTCACCAATATCTTTCATCGTATATCTTTGATGACGTTCTCTTTTTATTTGAACCTCTTGAGGAGCAAAAGTAAATGCCGGAACAAATATTTGAGCAATTTTCATCATACTGCTATGTGCCGCAGGCGGAACAGGAACTTCAGCTGATGCACCACGAAAAACAGTTACTTTTCCTCTTTCTGATACCTCAACATTAGCAATATAAGATAAGAAGTATTCAAAATCACTTTGTACGAATGAATCTGGTTTTGGTACATCTGACATAGATGCGCCTGTTCCATCATATTGCCTATGGAAGAAATCAAACGAATTACCAGTAATCTCATCTGTGGTTGTAATTTCAGAAGAAGTTCCAGCAATGTCTTCAACTCTAGGCCTAAAATCATATGTGTCTTGTAGTGGAAACGCACCTGTTGGTGATGGTGTATCTGGATCAATTTTTGATGCTGTATATGTTGGGATATCCTCATAAGTCATTTGATCTGCAATATCAACATACGAATCAACTGTCATTACATCACCAGCGCCATGTTCAAGGTAATCGTAAATTACTATGACTTTACCTGTTGGAGAACTTACATTATTTCTTCTTACAATTCTAGATATATCATAAAAGTTATCTCTCATTCCAGTATCAAGAGTGTAGTTATTCTTAATATCAATAGAGCCAGCCGTCAGTTCAGTAACAGTTGAAGTTGCAGTAGAAGAAAATCCTGTTATCGTATCACCAACACTAAATTCTGTTGTTGTTTGGAGAACATATTCTATAGGACTAGCAACATTAATAATTCGGGCCGTTGCACCCGAAAATGAACCTGTTATTAATTCACCTCTTGTAAAGGTGCCAGTTATTGTTCCTAAAGTCAATGATGGAATTGTTACATCTGTGCTAGTATTTTCTGAATCAAATACAGCAACTAACTTAAACGCATCTGCTCTACCCAAAGAAATTGTTCTATCGGTAGGACGAGTTCCAAAAGCATCAGTATCACCGGGATTAACTGCTAATTTTTTCATTAGGTTAACAGTTTTACTTTTGTGGGCTGCTGATGTTTTTAATAGAGACGCTATAAGTTTAACTTTTGTTCCTGTTGGCAGATTTGTAGCATCTAGGATAGTTATTGAACTTGTTCCCGCACCAGAAAGAGTACTGGCAATAGATACAATATCTCCTTGAGCGCCACCACCACCATCTGTAAGGATGGAAAGGGTATAATCTTTTTCGTTATGAGAGGTAAATGTCTCTCCACTACCGGAATTGAAAGTAACACCAGCTGAAGTAGTTGTTCCAATAAACTGTTTTCTGATTGTATATTGAGTATCAGATTCGCCTTGGTTTGTTGTTGTTAATAATGTTTTAATTACAGGTTTAGCTAATCTATATAGTAATGCATTTTTTTCCGGTGATTTTATTATAGCAGATTGAGTGTCCCGCCCTTGTTGAATAATATTACCAGAACCTGTTCCAGCTTCCAATTCAATAGATGAATTAACATCATCTTCAAGAAGAATTTCTGAAAAAATGTTTGTTGCTTGATCCAGAACAACATCAGCAGTGAAGTCTTCTCCAGATGTGGTGTCATCCATAAACACTTGTCTAGTGTCAGAGAATTGAAAAGTATCAACTATTGAAATTGTTAAATCAACATTTCCACTATCTTCAACAATGTCATCAGTTTCAGCAGAATCTGAAGCAGTTATAGTTTCGCCAGACTGAAATGTTCCTGTGACATTTGTTAAAAGAATAGTTGTTCCAGTGGTCCCATCACCAAAAACAAAACCTATAGCTCCAGATGTTGAACCTTTAACTTGAACGCCACCATTACCATGAGTAGCAATAAGGGTTGGGCTTGGTGTATCACTCATTGTAAGTTTAGTAAAAGGTCTTACATCAAATAAGTATAATTTATACACAGCTTCTGTATTTGATGCAGATGCCCCAGCTGTGCCAGTACTATATTCTAAACCCCTTGCTCTTGCAACACCAATATGATTTCCAGATGCTGTACCTCTAGTTGCAGTTACCGTATCAAACAAATCAATTTGTTTAAATGCAGTGCTTTCTCCACTTATTGGCGAAATATCTGGACTACCATATATACTTGTTATGTTAACAAAATTTCCTAATTCAGCAATAGTAACACCAGCATTAACAGTTTCAAAATCTCTCGCTTTAGCCATAGTTTTAAAATGTGAATTAAATCGTTCAAATTCATGACCCCTCACATATGCTTTATGAGAAGAAATTTCTAATTGTAACTGATCATTTGCCGCAACAAAATTGTCATCAGTTATTTCGCCAGCAAGAAACAATCCAACATTTTCGTTGATTGTAACACTTTCGTGTATCTTGAATTCAAATGGTTTAACTGTATAATCACCAGATTCATCAAAAGTTCTTCTAGCAAAAGTTTGTTCAAGTTCAGCATATTGTGTTTTATTTACTAATGTGTTAATTCTACCATCTTTAACATCCATCAATTGAACAAAATTCTTAATATCCTCTGAACTTTGTGCAGTTTCTCTTGGTACTTGCGTTAAAGATAATGTAATTTTAAATCTGTGTGCGCCTTTAGCAGCAAAGTTGTTAGAACCTGTAGAATTATCTAAAAGAGATGTATCTAATTCTGGAGTAATAATTTCTTCTTTAATATTAAAACCAACCAATGTGCTTACATCTGTAGTATAATCATTAAGAACAAAAGTTTCTGAAGAATTCTTTAAAAAGAAACCTCGAATGTAATAAACACCATCATTTATTACTACAGAAAATCCTTGTCTAGAAGCTGGACCAGTAGGCCCAGCTTTCTCTGTTTCAGACGCTGTGGTAGCCAAAGGAGAGGTGAATGCTGTAGCAGATGCAACATTAGTATCATATGATGTAGTGTGTGTTATTCCAGCATTAGCAAGTATATTTTCACCATCAGCAAATTTAGAAGTTATATTATCAGTTCCATTTTCAATATAACTGATATGAAGTAAAGGTTGATCTACACTAGTTCCAGCAGAAAACCCAGTAACCTTTGCAGTAACACCAGTTGTTTCTCCAGTAATTGTTATACTACTATTAACATTAAAATATTGTGAAGGATCAATACTTTCTCCAGCAAATGTTTTCACTAATTTTAATGTAAAATGAGGAGCTAAACTTATCTGGCCAGGAATAACCATATCACCTTCTTTAAAGATATGATCTCCAGTGCTTGATATCTGATTTTGTAAATTAGATTGTAATTGCGTCAATTCTCTAGCTTGAATAGCAAAGCCAGGTCGAAATAAAATCTTTTTAAAATTATCATCCTCATCAAAATCATCAAAATAAGGTGCAACATTTAAGTCTGTTTGTTCTGCCATTTTAGAATTCCACTATAATTTTAATATCTTCTGTTTGATCTGTAGCTCTAGATATTGGCCTTCGATTTTCTTTGTAAATAATATTACCACTATCAGCTGCTAATTCTGGATTAGCATATCCATCTGTAAATGTGATAGTAGATGCATTAGCAAGTGTAACAGCACTGTCAGCTGTAGCATCTGGAGTTGCAACTGCACTAGAGGAAGCACCAGTAATAGCATTTTCCCCACTAAAAGCAACAAAGGCACCTGTTGTGGAGTTAGTTCCAAAATCTGCATGTCTTTCCTGCTGATAATAAAGAATTTTTAAATTAGAATCAAATTCAACAACTTTACCGATTGCATTAGTTGATGCCTGTGTTATTTTTTCATCAGCACTAAATGTTCCACTAACTGAACCTGTCCCACTTGCAGGAAACTTAACTGCAAATGTTTGTCTTGCAGTGGATGCTGTTGCAACTGTTGATGTACCAAAATTTGTTGGGTCTACGACTAACCCAACATTTCTAAAATCATTTGTAGCTGCAATATCATCACCTTCTGCACCTGTAAGTGTGGTATTCGTCATTACAAAATGAGCGCCAAATTCTTCTACGCCACTTGAACCATGACCACCCTTGGGAGACACGATAACGTCAAATACAGGGTCAGTTGTTCCACCAATTGCAGAAGCAGAAGTTAATCCTGAGTCTGAAAAAGTAAAACCAGCAGCTGTATGAATTGTTCCATAAGTGTAACCCGCACCACCAGAATTAATTCCAGAAGTTGTTGATTCGTTTGTTCCAAATGATTGAACCTTACCACCAGATATAACAATCCTGACAACAGCACCACTTGCTGTTCCGGCGCTAGTACCATCTCCCTGCACAGCAGCAAAAAAAGTTCCATCAGTACAACCAACACCAAGATTTGTTACTTTAAAAGATTCAATTGCTCCATCAGTTGCAGCTGCACTAACAGTGCTATCTGTTACTACTGGCATAAAATCTGTAGTAAGAAATTTAGTTGCATTAGCAGCAGAAATAGTGTACATAAATTTAAGAACATACCCACCAGTAGTAAATAAAGATGTACTTTCTGAAGTAGGTTCAACTCCACTAAATGCAGCGGCTGCTGTAAATTCTCCAGCTGGAATATTACTAATTACTTTATAAACTCTATTTGCAGACGTTCTAAAATAGAATGTTGAAGTGTAAAGAGAAGATGCGCCG